TTAAAAGTCTATCATTCTCAAAAAATCTTCTTCAGAAATTATTTCTATAGGACATCCTTTAGCCCTTAACGCTTCGGCCTTTTTAGTCTTATTACTTTTTTGTCCATCAGTGAACCTAGCGAAATCTTGGCATCCCATAACAAGATATTCGGTATTTTTGTTGACTGATTCGCTCGCGCGCCCACCTGCAAGCTCAACAATTTTATGTGCTACTTTTCGCTGCATTGATTTTAATGTTCCTGTAAAGACAAAATCACAGTCAAATAATCCGCTGGACGCAGACGCCTTTAAAGCCAAGTCCTCTGGTATTTCAATATCTTCTTCACGTTGTTTTCTACGTTGCCCCATAAACTTAGGAGACCAATGCCCATTTTCACTAATATAGCCGAAACTATATTCGGACTCACGGATTGCATCTTTTGCATATGCTCCTGCGTCAATAATAATCTGCGCGGAAGCTGCGGCATCACTTGCGGCATTATGGTGATTAAGGTCGATGTTGAGGGACGAACAAACTGTATCCAAACTAAATGATAACAAGTTTGGATGAGCGATTTTTGCAATGTTACATGAGCAAATAGTTTTACATGTAGGTTTGGGCATATCATACAGCTCTAAAGTATGCCATAAAACAGAGCAATCAAAAACCATGCTATGCGCAACTACGACATTGCCGTCTATCAAAGGCAATATTTCTTCCATTACAGAGTCAAATTCAGGCGATTTAGCCACCATTTTAGGAGTTATACCATGTATATTAATATTAAATTCGTCAAAATACCTATACTCTTTGTGGGGTCTTATCAATCGCTCAAAAGTATCTGTGATTTTATTATTCCTAACTATCGCCACACCGATTGAGCAAGGTGAGCAACGCTCTTGATTTGCAGTCTCAAAGTCAATGGCGACAAAATCAGTAGGAAGTTCCTCTATTGGCTGATAAAGGCGAGGATATGAGGGATAATTCTTTTTTTCAGATTTAACAAACTCAATCTCTTTTGTTTCTTCATTAAATCTAATACTTATACTTAACATAAGCCTCCTCCTTTATAAATTGATACCGTATTAATCAAAAATTCGTAAATCACTATACTCTACATTATTGTCTTTAGTTAGTTGAATTTTAACTTGCCATCTTTTGCGGATAGGCTTGTCGTAACATCCTGTGACGACATATTTTTTATCTGGATCGACGACAGCAATAACCACGCGTTCATCAGTAATTTCCGGGAAGCTTAAGCTTTTAGGATTTTTGAGTTCTTGCCTGATAACCGTCTTTGCATACTCATAAGCAGTTTCGTCAGTAAGTTTCGTCACGTTTTTTGTAGGCAATTGTTGTATTGTATCTGTTGTTGGTTGCTCTGCGAGTTTCTCTTTTTTAGGCAATATCGAGCCAACGGCAGCGAGGGCAAAGAGAATCACTATAGCATACGCCCAGAATTTTAGATATCTTTTCGCACGCACTTTATTTTTCTTCTGCCTCTCTTGCAAATTCATGACATTACCCTCCTCAAATCACCGGTTTCGGGTTTGAAACTCGGATTATTCGCAAGACCCTTCCGTAGACCAGAAAGAACGAATCTTCGCTGACTTGTATGTCCATGTAGTCCCTATTGGTTGAGCGGAGAATCGGTGGCTTCCCTTCCCCTTGGCTGATGATCCCCTTCACCATCAGCCGCCCGTCCAAACATACGACCATGACGTTGCCGCTCACCCAATCATGGCTGTGGTTGAACACGACGATGTCGCCGTCGTGAATCTGTGGCTCCATACTGTCTCCCTCAACCATCATACAGCTGAGCGATTTATCAGAATAGAAAGCCGACAACTTGGGATCATACACCGGCCATACTCCGACGACCTCAAGTTCTGAGACATCGACGCCGTAGCTGTTGCCATCACCTGCGCAGACCTTTATTTCTGGTGAAACCATCGGGACCATAATCATATCTTCCAACGGTATCAGGCGTGCGTTGGATTGAAGTTCGGGGCCCGGCGTGCCCACACGGGACGCCTGCGGCGGCGTTGGGTCGTCGGTTTCGCCCATCAGATAGGCGACGCTGGCGTTTAGTATATCTGCAATCTTGCCTATGGTCTCAAGGTCTGGCTCACGAGTGCCGTTCTCCCAGCGAGACACAGTATTATTACCGACCGACAGCAGCTTCGCAAGACTTACGGTCGTTATTCCTTTCATATGACGTGCTTCTTTTAATCTTTTTCCAAATATTCCTTTCATGTCCCGTATTATCCCATATCGGAACATCTATATCTACGGACATTTCGGGAGAATATAATGCTCCAAATTGGAATAAATAGGCCTATAGGCCTATTGCAATATCCCGTATTGGAATTATTATATGACGCAAAGGAGGTGTTTTGATTGTATTTGAGGCAAATAAGGGAAAGTAGAGGGTTAAGCATTAGTACTGTTGCTGCCAAAATGGGAGTAACAGAACACACAGTTTCCAGATGGGAAACTGGTAGCCGAACTCCAGATATCTCGTTTTTACAGCGTTTATCCCAAATTTATCAATGCAGTATTGATGAGATTGTGAATGGATTAAACCCTACATCCCCCCTGTCCGAGTAGGGGCAGGGGGAAGCGGAGATGGCATAGCTGAGGCGCGGGAACTTTCCGAGGCGTATGCGGGATTTTATTTCGGCATCGAGGAAGCGCTCGACCTTGGAGCAGACGGCCGCATCGACGAACCAAGAGCGCGTGCCACAGCAGAACGGCTGCTGAACGCACTCTCCGCCGCACTGGCGTAGAAACCAAAAGGAAGGGGATTGAAATGACGGCGATGCAAGTGCAGGAAGAATTGAAAGTCGTGCTGGCGGAGGCCATCAAGAAGCTGGACGAGTCGCAGGAGCGTCCGCCGAGGCTGATGACCGAGGCCGACGCGGCGAGGTATCTGAGCGTTTCGTCGGGGACGGTGCGTCACTGGCGGGAGATGGGCACGGGCCCCGACTTTTTGATCCTGCGGGGCGGCGTCGAAGGAGCGAAGCGGTGCATCATCCGCTACGACATCGGCGATGTCGATAAATGGCTGGCCGAGCACCCAAGGAGAAAGGAGACGACATGGAAGCAATAGCGCAAAGCGCGTTTTTCGCGCAGTGGGTCGCTCCGAACATCGAAGTCGCATACATGGCGTTCTTCGCGGGGATCGCGGGGCTCGCCTGGGTGGCGGTACAGGCGCTTCGAGAAGCGTGGCGCAGGTGAACCGCGAACTCATCTGCGGCGACTGCAAGCTCTGGGACTGTGCCGACCGCGGGTTTTATGGCTCCAACCTGTGCAGATGCGAACATCGAGATATTCAAAAACAGCGACTGGTTCCAGTGGATGGAGATCGAAGTCGAAATATCTCAGCCGAAGGCCGCCGGAGAACAGCCGCTCTTCCTGCTTTCCTGCCCCAAATTCCCGCGCTACCTACAGGCGGCGCAGGAAAACCTCTACGAGCAGATGAAAAAAGAGCTCGACGGCTGGCTCGTCGTGCAGGGAAGCCCGACAGACCGCCCGGCAAAAGACTAAAAAAAGAGAGTCCGGCGGGGGAGCACATCCTCCGTCGGACCCAAACCAGAAAACACAGCTGAATTATAACATGCAGGAGGATCAGAACGCCACATGACGAAAAAAGTATACATCGCCCATCCCTTTCGCGGTAAAAAGCCCTACACGGAAGAGCAAATCCGGGAAAACACCCTTCGCGTCACCAAACTGTGCCACGCGATATTCAAAGACGTCCCCGACGTCGTGCCCGTCAGCCCCGTGCACGCCTTCAGCTTCGTCGACCCCTTCCGCGACGACCAAAACAAAGTACTCGACTGCTGCGGCGAGCTGCTCTCCACATGCGACGAGATATGGGTCTTCGGCGACTGGCTGTCGTCGATGGGCTGCATATTCGAAGTCGGGACCTTCTGCCGCCGCGACGAAGGCGGCATCGCCTTCTGCACCTTCGACGAAGAAACGAAACGGATAAAAAAAGCAGCCGCCTTCGACCTCACCATAGATAAATCCGACGTGATAGCCTACATCCTCGACCAGCGCCAGCGGGCCTTCGGAGGAGAAAGGGAAAAATGAGAAAAACAAACACACGCATAGGCACGGGGAAGAGGTACGTCTACAAGGGGCGCGTACTTTTCGTCCGCGAATACGAGACGGTCAACAGCACGGCGTGGGGCGTTTATTTTGTGGACAAGAAAGGCTTTGAGCGCATGTACATGTCGCACACGGAGCCCGCGATAACGCTCGGCTACCAGTCTGAAGAAAACGCGCAATACGCGCTAGACCAGTTCGCCGCGGCATACAACCTGCCGGAGGCGGAGCGAAAGGAGCGAGCCCATGCCTGAGCCGCTGATAGTCGCGGGAATTTCGGTAACGGTAAAAGCGTTCAAGGCGCTCGCGTTTTTATACGCTGCGGCGTGCGGACTGGACTGAGGGGGGTAGGAAGATGAATAAAATGCGGGAAATCAAATTCAGGGGGCACAACGCGCATCACTGGTGTTATTGGCGGCTTGACATCATCGTTTTACCCGAAAGCGTCGGGCAATACACAGGATTTTTGGACGCCCAAGGCAACGAAATATACGAAGGCGACATAATCAGCTTCCCCGACTGGGTGACTGACGAATTCGGCGACTTCGTGCCGGTGAAAAACATAGCGCGCGTAATATTCAACACCGTCTCCGGCGCTTGGGAGATAGAAGACTGCCTGCACCGGCGCGGCTCAACGAGCCCGATGCTGAGCCTGCTGCCGAGGGACGGGCTGAAAGTCATCGGGAACATGTTCGAGAACGCAGAAATGCTGAAGGGGGGAAGCGAAATGAGCAAGGGCGATGCGTTTGATTTCGCAGCAAAAATATTGCAGACGGGCGAGGGGACGGACCGTGAGAAATTCTTAGCCCGCGCGGTGGTGCGCCGCACGAACGAAGTCACCGAACTGAAAGAGACGCTCGACTATGCGGCGGCGGATATTGCGGAGTTGAAAGACAAACTCCGCTGGAGGAAGCAGAACGAAGAGCCGGCGCCGACGGGCGCGAAGGTGATTATCCGCTATCAGGATTACGACGAAATAAAGATGCGCATCGCGTGCATGGAAGATATGCTCGACCCAGACGGGGAGCCCTGCTACGTGGATATATGCTGGCGTCCGCTGGATTTGCCGGAGGAGGAAAAACAACGATGGACGGAAAATGGATATACAACGACGACGAAAGCGGCGTTTGGAACAAATGCGATGAGGCATATGACACACGTGAAGAAGCAATAGCCGCGGGCAGGGAGGCGGCTAAAGAGTATGGCTGGACTGATTTGTTTGTAGCTCGCAAGGAAATCGCCAAGCCTAAAATAAGCATTGATGCCTACGAAATACTCAACAACGCTGCCCTTGAACTTAATGACAGATACGGTTTCTGTACCGAACTCGGAGAATGCTTTTTATCAAGCTTTTCGGATACAGAGCGTTCTTTGTTACAGGAAATGCTGGACAAGGCAATGACGGAATGGCTAAAGAGTATAAATTATCAATCTGGGCTGTTTATCTGCTGCGAGATGGAGCGGGTACCCATTGGCGAGGAGGAAACAAAATGACATATATCGAAAAAGTGATGCCGTTGATTAAGTTCGATAAGGAACTGCTTACGGAGGAACAGGCGGAGAAATTGAAAGAAGAAATGCAGCCTGTCATAGGGGCCAACTTTTGCCCAGGAGATTTTATTATCGGCGGGCCTATGCAGATGAATCATACCTGCCCTAAATCTATCCATTGCTGGATTTGTTGGCATCAGGAGGCAGATGAACAATGAGCCCGGAAGAAATAAAAGCCATACGGCTTGACGCAGGCCTGTCCAGGGCGGAGTTTGCGCGTCTTCTTGAAGTTTCTCCGCAATCCGTGTCACTGTGGGAGCGTGGAGGTTGTTCCGTGAACACCATTAACGAGAAAAAAATCCTGAACACGGCAAAAAAAATCAAGGATAAAAGGATACTCGAAAACGTTGAAAAATTAGGAACTATCCTTGATGCACTTGCAGATGATGTTGCGGGAAGGGGCGTTCTCAAGATGGAGCTAAGTTGGATCAATGGACAGGAGGTTTTGGGTGATGAGTGAAACGATGACCCGCGATTTTGAAAAACAATTCCCGCTGCCGTTTGAGTACGATTCGAAACGCAACATTATCAAAGATAAAAACGGCAAAATGATGATGCTCATGCCTTTCGCAGTAATGACTCTTGAGCAAATAGAGCATTGTGATGCTCTCGGTACATACCTCGCCGCCTGCGCCAACCTGATGCCGGAAGCGGTGGAAATCATAGAAACATTTATCGCGCTTTATGAAGAAGTAGGCCGCCAATATAACGTGGTAGCCGCAATAAAAACAGGGAGTGGCAAAGAAATCAAGGCCCCGCTGTTCGATTTAGTCAGGCAACGCTGCGAGGACTTCCTCGCCAAGCTCGAACAGGAGCCGGAATGAAAGCCCTCGGCAACGCGGTCGTGCCGCAGCAGGCGTATCCGATATTTCGGGCGATAGCGGAAATGGACAGGTTAGAAAGGAGCCGCATAAATGCCTAAAATCCTCGACGCTTGTTGTGGAGCGAAAATGTTCTGGTTCGACCGCGAAAATCCCGACGTCGTCTATATGGACGAGCGCCGGCTGGAAACTACGCTCTGCGACTGGCGCGAAGATTTGCGCAAGGGCTTCGCGGAATGTTTCCGGGTACTCCGACCGGACGGCGTCCTCGTCTTCAAATGGAGCGAAGCGCAGGTCCCGCTGAAAGAGATATTGCCGCTTGTAGGACATAAGGCGCTTTTCGGCGAACGAAGAAGCCGCAAGCATTGGATTGTGTTTATGAAGGGAGACGACAAATGAACTACACCATAACCGAAAAACAGCTCGACGAGCTGAAAAAGCTGCTGGAAAGGCTGGAAGAAACTCCGCGGGAAAAGGCAGACGAAGAAAACGAGTTGATCCAGTGCGAAGGCGGCAATCCGATAGAAACCCTTCGCGACATCTTGTCCGATGCGCTCGCCGAGCCGCTGCGCGAGCTGAAGTTCTGGATCGAGGACGTCGAGCGACAGGAGGCGCCTGCATACTCACCGGCGGCAGTACGGCATCGGGCCGGGGTACGTGGTCATGGGGATAAAGCTGTTAAGAAATGAGGCATAGGCATGGATAAAAAGATCGAACAGATGAAAATAATCTCCGACCCCGAGGAAAATATCGCGGCGGAAGACGGCTGCATAAGCGACGGGCGCGGCGGATTCTGGTTCTGCATCTTGGACAACGCCGTCATGCGCGATACGGGCATATCGTTCTGCGCCCGCGGCATCTACGCGCTGCTTGCGACCTATGTCGATACGAAAAACAGATCGTGGCGGCTGAAAATCGACACCATAGCCTCCGTCGCCGGCATCAGCCGACGGCAGGTCCAATACGCGCTGAAAGAGCTGTCTGCTCGCGGCTACATCGCAGTCACGCCGGTCTACGAAGGCGGCCGCAGGAAGGCCTCGCGCTACACGCTCATCGGGCATGACGCGCCCGCCGCGCGTGAACAAGAGTTTAAAAAAGAAGAGGAAGGGCCGGAGGAACAACCGGATATAGAGCGCAATATATGCACCCACGAAAATATAGAGTGCAATATATGCACTCATAGGGGTGCACATATTGCACAGCGTTTACCAGAACCCGTATTACCAAAGCCAGAAGATATACCCCCTATAGCCCCCCGTGAGTCGGAGGCGAAACCGAAAACAAAAAAAGTTTCGGAGCGCGCCCCATACACTCCGGGGTTCGAAGCCTTCTGGAAGGCATACCCGAACACGCGCTGCTCCAAGCAGAAAGCCCTTCGCGCGTGGCAGGACTGCATCTCCGGGAAGAAGCGCGCCTCACCAGCCGCTCCGGACGAGCTCATCCGCGCGGCTAAAATCTACGCGCGCGAATGCGGCGAACAGTGCCGCGAGCAGCGCTACATCCTGCACGCCTCGACATTCCTCGGCCCTGACGAACACTGGCGGGTCTACCTGCAGCCGGGGCAGAGCTGCGGCGCGGGCATGGCGGGCATGGACATTACTTTCCGCGAAGTGGACATCGACCGCTTCAGGAAGGGAAACGGTGAAATCGATGCAAAGGCATACGAACGGGCTCGGCGCGGGCTTGACTGAGACCCTCTCGCTCTTCGACCGTGTACTTGAGGCGCGCGAGTGGGCGGCGGAGAACGTCGTGGAATGCCTCGACGACTGCGACGAGGGAGCGCGCCTCGCGATATCCCCCTTCGGCGAGCGCATAGTCGTCCCCTGCCCGCTTCTCTCGCGGGAGTGCAGCCGCGGCAGGCGCTTTTTGGCGCGAGGCAGAGCCTTCGCGATAGCCAGCATCCCCGCGGAAATCCCGAAACGCTTCCGCGACACAGTCGGCTTCGCACGCGACACGGTAGCGCTCACGGGCGCGCGCCTCTGGAACGGCCGGGGCTTCCTCTACCTCTACGGCGGCACCGGCGCGGGGAAATCCTTCGCCGCGGCGTGGCGCGTCTACCACGACCTGCAGTTGCAGGTCGAAAAAGATTGGAGCACGCCGCGCAAATGGCCGGAGTCGGTGAAGATGCGCGCCGGCTGGTACTCGGCTTTTTCCGTATGTCTCGAGCGTCAAAACCTCTACGCCGCCGAAGCCGCGCCGATGCTCATCCTCGACGACCTTGGCTGCGAGGCGCAGACCCCGAGCAACAAAAGCATAATCAACGAGCTCGTCGCCGCGCGCTACAACGAAATGCGCCCGACGATAATCACATCCAACCTAAGCCTGCACGACCTTGAAAGCCACTACGGCGTGCGCCTCTACGAACGAGTGATCCAAAACGGCCGCACGATAGACTGCGGCGGCTACAACATGCGCCTCGAAAGCGATAGCGAAGAAAATGCCTGACATGCCTGCGCTTTCGGAAGTCATAAGCCTAATCAAATTCATCGTCAGCAATTTTGACGACGGGCTCGCGATGTTGCTCGGACGTGCGGAACCGCCAAGCTCCGCCGATATCTACGATCGAAGGCGCTCGGCGCAGCCCGACTACGGCGTAAGGATTTCAGGGGGCGAAAGAGTGCCGCGCGCGCAGATGATTCTCGAAACGGCGCAGGAAGAAATAATTCAAAAACTTGGCGGCTGGCAAAACATTACACATGGATTCCGCCGCTATCGCGATCTCTATCCGGAAACGTGGAAGCTTTTTGAGATGCACTGCCTCTTCGTGCGCCATGGCGGCATGGTGCGTGACGGTAACGGCGGCGCGACGGCGATGATCGGGCAGCGTTTCGACGGCATTACAGCCAAGACACAGCGCCGCCGTCGTAATGCCTTTATCCGCACCATCGCCCTTTTTCTCATCACAAGGCCAGAGGACGATAAATTCAGGCTTTATGACGATCCGCTGTTATACAAAAAAATAAACTAAAAAAATAGGTGTCCTCACTAAGGCCCTAACTAAGTTTTCTAAAAGGTATATAATTATAGCATCGGACGGCGATAGATAAAAAGATAAGCCCTGCTCATAGATGCGGGCTTATTTTTTATCAAGAGGCGAGGCGGGAAGAGTTGACGGCTCTTTATCCCGCCTCTTTCGCCTATGTGTTATAGCCACATAGACTACTAACAGTATACTTCAAAGAGGTCTATGCGTCTATATGTTATATTTTAAAACGGAAAACGGAGTGCTGTATCAGGGCGACTGTATGGAACTTCTGCACGCCACGGTTCGCAACGGCAGCGTGGATATGGTGCTTTGCGATCTGCCATACGGAACTACGAATTGCGAATGGGATAAGCGTCTGCCGTTGACGGCGCTGTGGCATGAGTATAGCCGAATCGTGAAGGAGAACGGTGTGGTCGCGCTGACGGCGCAGCAACCCTTTGCGACGGATTTGATCATGACGTCTGGGCGTGTGATGAAGTTCAGGTATGAACTTATCTGGGAAAAGTCGAAGGCATGCGGGTTTCTTAATGCGCATAAGATGCCTCTCCGCGCACATGAAAACATCCTCATATTTTATAGAAAACTGCCCTATTACATGCCCCAAATGGGAAAGGGCGCGCCTTACCGCACGAGGCACGGAAAAGAGAAAAAGACAAGCATTTATCACTTCAACGGCATCAGGACTGAGACGGTCAACACGGGTACGCGTTATCCGCGCAGCGTTTTGCGCTTCCCGACGGAGTCCCATACCGCACATCCTACGGAGAAACCGCAGGCTCTTTTCGAATGGCTCATCAGGACGTACACGCGAAAGGGCGAGACTGTGCTCGACAACTGTATGGGCGGTGGTACCACGGCGGCGGCCTGCGAAGCGCTGGGGCGCAAATGGATCGGCATGGAAATGGAAAAACAATGGTGCGATGCCGCTAAAGAACGCCTTGCGCGGCAAGGTTGTGTGTTCATAAATTCTAAATGATTATCCCCCTCTCTCCTCCCTGAGAGTGCCCCGCCCTTCACAATGGGCGGGGCTTTTATAAAGAAGGTGATGGCTTGAAATTAGTCCAGCCGATACGAAAGGTCGCGCAGATAAAGCGCATGAAAGAGATAGCATCGGCGCGTCCGAGAGACCTTTGCCTGCTGGAAATGGGGTTTCATACGGGGTTGCGCGTGCAGGACCTTCTTTCGCTCCGCATCTCGGATGTAGCGCGGAAGATCGGCGGCAAGTGGCAGGTGGCACGCTCTTATGTCGTGAACGAACAGAAGACGCGCAAAGGGAAGCAGGTAGAAATCGTCAAGTCGGCGCGCGACGCGATAGAGCGTCAGCTTGACGCGCTCGACGCCTGCGGCATGGCGGCGTCCGGGGGATGGCTCTTCCCGTCTCCATATAGGCGGGGGATCAAACCGTTGTCGCGCCGACAGGCGGGAAGGTTGATAAAGACAATCGCCATGCGAGCCGGCGTCACGGAGCCTGTCGCATGCCATTCGCTGCGCAAGAGCTTCGGATACCACGCGTTTCGCTCCGGTGTTGACATTATGTATCTAAAAGAGATTTTCAACCACTCCGATATCGCCGTCACAAAACGCTATATCGGGATAACTCAAGATGAACTAAACTCGGTCTACCAGCGGATTGGCGCGATAATGGCCTGACTTACCCTTCATTGGTCAAACCGCCGGAAATAGCCGGGCGGAAATACTCAAGTCCAGAAGCGAGAAAATCCGCTGTGTATCCGTGTATTCTTGCAGTCGGCGCAGCGTCGTTCAAATGTCCCACAATATAAGATATGGGACATTGGTATTGTTTATGGGCGTTTTTCGCGTTGTGGTAACTAAAAGTAAATAAAACAAGAGGTGATTCGAATGCCGAAAGCGGTGAAGAAGCCCTGCGCTTTTCCAGGGTGCGGCGTGCTGGTCGAATACAACGTGCGCTATTGCGCCGCGCATAAATATTATGAATCAGAGCGGCAGGCGGAAAGCAACCGCGTGTATGACCGCAGCCGACCGGAACGCCATCGTTTCTACCACTCTCACGAGTGGCAGAAGATACGCCGGCGTTTTCTCGCGCGGCATCCTCTCTGTGAAGTGTGTCTGCGGAATAATCAGATCAACGCTGCGGTCATAGTCGACCATATAGTGGAGATTTCAGACGGTGGATCGCCTACCGACCCCGCAAACCTTCAGGCTCTGTGTGTGTTCCACCACAATCAGAAGACAGCGGCGGAGCGGAAAAAACGCCGCTACAAGACAGAAAAATAAAAGTTGTGGCACGGTTGACCTGCAGTCGCTTGTGGTAGGTCCACTGGGGGGAGGGGTAGGTCAAATCTCTGGTCGTTTCCACTCTCAGACCGAGCTCGAAGCGCTGCGGAAACGCGCCCGAAATGTGGAAAAAGGAGGGGGAGGGAAGATGCCGGTAAAAGGTAGGAAGCCGAAACCGGAGGCGATAAAGAAGCTCGGCGGCAGAAGCCATAAGAAGAAGGAGCCGCCGCTCGTCGAGCTGCCGATGGACGCTCTTACGGACGCCGGCGACTTGGCGATGCCGGGCGAAAAAGAGCTTTGGGCGAGCCTCGTCGAAGCGGGCGTGGCGAAAAAGAGCGACAGACAGGCGTTTGTGCGCTACATAGATATGATTTCGGTCTACGTGAAAGCCCGCAGCGACGTCGAGGAGCGCGGGGCAGTCCTCGACGTAGGCACGAAAAACGAGAGGAATAACCCTTCTTGGCGGATCATGCGGCAGGCGCAGACGGAGCTGCTTAAGCTCGAGGTGGAGTTCGGGCTTACGCCTTCGGCGAAACAGCGCGTAATGAAGGCTCTGCTCTGCGACAACAAAACGGGAGGCGACGGCGGTTATGCTGCAATCAGGCGCGGGGCGTCCTCGTGAAAATTCCCTGCGCTGGGCGCTTCGCTATATAGATACAGCCATAAACGACAAGGTGCCGGTCTGTAAGTGGGTGAAGCTCGCCGTCAGGCGTCACGTGGACGACCTGAAGACGGCGGGGAAGCGCGGTTATTATTTCGACGAGAAGGAAGCCGAACGAGTGCTGAAGTTCTTCTCTTTTCTGCACCACTCTAAAGGCGAGTGGGCGGGGAAGCCGTTCATCCTTTCGCCGTGGGAGCAGTTCGTGACTTACTGCCTCTACGGTTGGCGGCGGAAAAAGGACGGGCTGCGGCGTTTTCGCACGTCTTATCTCGAAGTTGCGCGCAAGAACGGCAAATCCACTTACGCGGCGGGGAACGGTATTTATCTGCTCGACGGCGACGCCGAGCCGGGCGCGGAGGTCTACACTGTCGCCACGAAACGCGACCAGGCGAAGATAATCTTCACGGAAGCGCAGCGCATGGTGCGAGGTTCGGCGGACCTGCAGAAATATATAACGGTCAACGCGAGCAATATGTACGTCGCAGATTCAATGTCGAAATTTGAGCCGCTGGGCTCGGACAAGGACACGCTGGACGGGCTGAACGTACACGGCGGGATAATCGACGAGCTGCACGCGCACAAGACGCGGGACGTCTACGACCTGCTCGAAACGGCTACAGGCGCGCGGCGGCAGCCGCTTATCTTCTCCATCACGACCGCCGGCGTGAATCAGAACGGCATATGCAGGGAGAAGCATAACCATACGGAGAAGGTCTTGCAGGGGATTTTGCCGGACGATGAGTTTTTCGGCATGATATATACGCTGGACGACGGCGACGATTGGGAAGACGAATTCAATTGGATGAAGCCGAATCCGAATCTCGGCGTCTCCGTGCATGTCGACGACCTGCGCATGAAGGCGCGCAGGGCGAGGCATTCTCCGGCTTCGCTGAATCCGTTCCTGCGGCTGCATATGAACGTGTGGACGAACGCCGAAAGTGTTTGGATAACGCCGGACAGATGGAATGAGACGGCGGGCGAGGTCGACGCACAGGCGCTCGCGGGGTGCGAATGCTACGGGGGGCTCGACCTTTCGACGACGACGGATATTTCAGCGCTGACGCTGACGTTCCCTATGCCGGACGGCTCATATAAGAATCTCTATGAGTTTTGGATACCGAAGGACCGCATCGAGGAGCGCGTGCGGCGCGACCGCGTGCCCTATGACGTATGGGTGCGCGACGGGCTGATCCATGCGACCGACGGGTCGGTGATCGACTATGACTTCATCGAGCACCGCATCCTCGAACTGTCGCGGCTCTATAGGATGCGCGAACTGGCCTATGACCCTTACAACGCGACGGAGATAACCAATCACCTGATAGACAACGGCGTTGAAATGGTCGTTTTCAGGCAGGGGTTTGTGAGCGTTTCGCCGGCGGCGAAGCAGTTGGAGATACTCATCATGTCGCAGAAGTATCATCACGGCGGCAATCCTGTGATGAACTGGATGATGAGCAACGTCGTCATCCGGCAGGACCCGGCGGGCAACATAAAGTTAGACAAGGAAAAGAGCCGCGAGAAGATAGACGGCCCCGTCTCGGCGGTTATGGCGATAGGGCGCGCCACGGCGCAGGGCGGCAAGGCCCCCAGCGTTTATGAGCTTCGCGGCGTGGTCTCGATATAAAGGAGGCGTTGATATGTGAGTTTATTGACGAGGTTTAAAAGGGCGCTGTCCGCGCTGAGAGAGGAGCCGAGGGACCCGATAGAGCGCTGGCTCATGGGGCTGCCGATGTTCAAGGCGCTTTCGCAGGCGGGGATAGAGATCGGGGAGTCCGACGCGGTGAAGATAATGGCCGTATATGCCTGCATCCGCGTGATCGCTTCGGAGATAGCGGCTACGCCGGTCCAGTTCCTGCGCAACACGCCTACCGGGAAGGAGCGGGTCCCCGGAAGGCTCGCCACGCTTCTGCGCTATGAGCCGAACCCGGAGATGACGGCGTCGGATTTCAAGCGGACGATGACGCTGAATCTGGAACTTTGGGGAAACGCCTACGCCGAGATAGTGAGGAACAGGAGCGGGGAGATAACCAGCATCTGGCCGATTCCCGCGTGGCGCGTGACGAAGAAGCGCGACGAAAAGAAAAACCTCTATTATTCGGTCATGGTCGAGGGCGGGACGGCTGCGACGCTGAAGGACTCGCAGATGTTGCACCTGCGGGCGATGGGCTCGGGCATCGTCGGCATGAGCTTCGTAGCGCTGGCGCGCGACGCGCTGGGGTTGGCTCTCGCCGCCGAGGTCTACGGCTCCAATTTCTTCAAGAACGGCGCGATGGCCTCCGGCATCGCAACTTATCCGAGGGCTTTGAGCCAGGAGGCGCTCGATAATTTCAAGACGTCGTTCCGCGAGAGCTATGAGGGACTGACGAACGCGCAGCGCATCATGTTCCTTGAGGAAGGTTTAAAGTTCCAGCAATTGACTATCCCGAACAACGCGGCGCAGTTCTTGGAAACGCGGACGTATCAGATGTTGGAGGTCTGCCGCTTTTTCGGCGTGCCGCCGCACAAGATAGCGATACTCGACCGTGCGACGTTCAGCAATATCGAACATCAGAGCATGGAGTTCGACCAGCAGTGCATACAGCCGCGAATCATCCAGTGGGAGGAAGAGTTGCGGCGCGTATTGCTGACGAAGGCGGAAAAAGAGTCGGGATGTTTTTTCAAGTTCAATCTCAATTCACGCTGGCGTGTGGCCCTCGCCACCAAAACGGCCTATTACACCAGCATGCGGCAGAACGGGATTCTCAACGCCAACGAGATTCGCGAGCTCGAGGATATGAACCCGATACCAGCGGAAGACGGCGGCGACGATTATCTCATCAACGGCAACATGATCCCGATCACGGCGGCCGGACGGCAGGACGCCCCAGGTCAGAAAGGAGGAGGCGAATGAAGCGAAAGTTTTCGATCGGCGCGCCGCTTTTTCTCATGCCCGGCGACGACCTGCGGAATTACGTGGAAGATTGGCTCGATGAGCCGAAAGACGTGCGCAGGGCGGCCGCTAACGACATCGACGGCGCGGTGGTCGACGCAGGGGTGATGACGTTGAGGCTGAACGCCTATGTAACGGCCAATATGGTGCAGTATTTCCACGCGATAGAGAACAGTTACAACTCGAAGATCGCGGGCCGGTGCAATGAGGTCAGGATTTCCCTCAACACTTACGGCGGCACTGTGACCGACGGTTTTGAGATCGTCGATATGGTGCGCGAATGGAACGCCAGGCGCGACGTAAAGATATCGATGATCGGCGCGGGAGCCGTCTACAGCATGGGGGTCCCCATCATGCAGGCGGCGGAGAGGCGGTATTCGTATCCCAACGCCGAGTATTTGATTCACCCGGTGTCGGCGTTTCTTTACGGGACCCGCGAGCAGATAGAGGACGGGCTGACGAGCGTGAAGAACAGCGAGACGGCCATCGTCAATCTCATCGCCGCGCGATCAGGTATGTCGGCGAAAGAAGTCTCCGAGATGATGCGGCGCGATTCGTATCTCACGGCGGAGAAGGCGCTCGATCTGGGGCTGATCGACGAAATCATAAATCTCGACGACGACGGCGGCGAAGAAGACGCGGCGCAGGCTGATAGGCGCGCGCAGGAGATGCGGGCGCTGGAAATTTATCTTACGGAGGTAATGTAGATGGACAAAGTTGCAAGGCTTAGGGACATCGTGGCGAAAATGAAAGAAATGAACGCCGCGGGGAATGTGGATCAGGCGAAATGGGACGAGCTTCAGAAGGAGGCGGCGCAGCTCAAGGCGGATATCGCGGCCGAAGAAGAGCGCCGCAGGTCGCTCGAGGAACTCGACGGATTTGTAAACGAGGCGCCGGAACCGGCTTCGGGACGTCCGGGCGTAAGGGCGCCGCTGACGTCCAAGGACAAGAACGAGCGCCCGTTCAACACGCTCGGCGAGCAGTTGCAGGCCGTGGCGCGCCTTTCCGGGCGCGAAGACGTGAATTACCCCGTCGACCAGGCCGAGAACCGCATGAAGGCGGTAAACGCCGCCGCCGGCGTATCGACGACGCTGTCGGGAGAGGTCGGATTCCTCATTCAGACGGATTTCGCGACGACGCTGCGCGAATCCGCCGTAGAGGAGGGGCAGCTCTCTTCGCGCGTCGACCGCCAGCCGATAGGGCCGAATTCCGACAGCTTCGAATATATGGAGGCTAAGGACAAAGACCGCAGCAAGGGGCCTTGGGGCGGCGCTTTCGCCGTCTTCCGCAAGGGCGAGGCGGAAGTGATGACGGGCGGTAAGACGGCTGCTATGGAGCCGCGCGACGTCCGCCTGGAGGATATGTACGGGCTGCTGTACGTGACCAACCGTTCGCTGCGCGACGCGACTGCGCTGACGGCGCTGATCCAGCGCGGATACCGCGCGAACTTCGCCTTCAAGCTTGACGCGGAAATATACGAAGGCACGGGCGCGGGGCAGTGCCTCGGATTCATGAACAGCCCGGCGCTGGTGACTGTCGCCAAGGAATCGGGGCAGGCGGCGGATACCATCGTGAAGGAGAATATCCTGAAGATGTTCTATTCGATGCCGGCGAGGTATGTCCAGCGCGCGGTGTGGCTGGTGTCGCAGGTCGGAGTGCAGGAGGCCCTGCCGCTCCTGATGCTGGGGGACGTGCCGATCTATATTCCGCCGACTGGTCTGAGCGGCGGGCTGTACGGCACGCTGCTCGGCAGGCCGATAATCCCCTGCGAGCGCTGCCCGCAGATAGGGGATAAGGGCGATATCATTTTCGCCGACCTGAGCCAGTATCTGCTGATCGAGAAGGGCGCGACGGAGATCGAAACGTCGATCCACGTGAAGTTCGTGACGGACGAGACGGCTTTCCGCTTCATCCAGAGGAACAACGGGCAGCCGTGGGATTCGGCGCCGTATACGACGCTCAAGGGCAACAAGAAGATGAGCCCGTTCGTCTGTCTGGCGGAGAGGGCGTAAGGAGGAATCGACATGGGTAGATTTTCGCTTGCGGAAGAGACTCGGATCGTAGAGGCGATAGCCCCCTGCACGGGGGCCGCGGCGGCGGCCGGGGACTATATAAATATGAGATATACGCCGCGCGTCGCGATAGTGGTGCATATCGCCCAGGGCAACGCGGCGACGGTGGCGCTCACCATCGAACAGGCGAAGGCGGCGGCCGGCACGGGGTCGAAGCCCATAACGGAGGGAGTGCCGATATGGGCGAACGAGGACTGCGCCGCCGACGATAAGCTGACGGAAAAAGACAAGGCTGTGGGCTTCACCACTTCGGCGGCGCTAAAGAACAAAATAGTCGTCTTCCACGTTGATACCGACGTTCTGGACAAGGCGAACGGCTATGAATGGATATGCATCAAAGCCGCCCAGTCCAACGCCGCCAATCTGATTTCGGCTGAGTATATAGTAGGAGATCTGCGTTACGGCGCGCAGGACAGCCCGTCGCTCATCTCCTGAATTTATGAGGGGCCCCGCGCCCCTCTTTGCTTATGGAGGTGAGGCAAATGACGGAGCCGATAACGCTCGCGGAGGCGAAGAGCCATCTGCGCGTGCTGCATGACGACGAGGACGCGTATATCGAGATGCTGATCGCGGCGGCCAGGGAATATGCGGAGAATTATCAGAACCGCGTGTACGTCGAACGGACGGACGTCAATGGCAATCCCGTTGAGGCGGAGGCTATGCCGGCGATGGAGAAAGCGGCCTGCCTGCTGCTCATCGGTCACTGGTTCGAGCACAGGGAAACGGTGAATATAGGGAGCGCAGCGACGGAGGTCCCGTTAAGCGCCACTATGATTCTCAACCTGCGAAGGAATCTGCCGATATGAACCCGGGGCGCCGCGACAGGAAGATAGCGATCGAGCGCCCCGTATCGACGCAGGACGATCAGGGCGGGCGCGCGAAGACGTGGCGGACCGTCTGCACGGCGTGGGGCGAGTTCAAACGCCCGCGCATGAATACAGCGGTGGTGCAGGGCGGGGTCGCCGCCGTGATCGCGCATGAGATAGTGATCCCCGCGTGCGACGTGCGCCCCGGGTATCGGGTGGTTTACGGCGAGAGGATATACCGCGTGCTCGGCGTGAGCGCCGACGACAGGCGCTATGTCACGCTCGTCTGCGAGGAGGTCGAGCATCATGCGGGTTGATGTGACGGCGTCAAGCGCCGCTATACGCAAAGCGCTCGGGGATATAAGTATCTATGACGCTAAGTCGCGGCTTGGGCTGGAAAGGGCGATAAATAAAGCGGTAAAGCGCATGGCTTATCGCACGCGGGCAAGGGTGCCGCACCGGCGCGGAGCTTTGCGGAGGTCTATTTTCATGTCGTTCAGCCGCGTAAGGTGCAGCGGCGAATTCGGTGCAAAAAAACCGCATGCGCATCTCGTCGAACGGGGAACACGCGGGCACTGGATAAAGCCGAATAAAAAGAAGGCGCTGAAAATCGTCGACCAGCACGTTCGGCGCTTTGTCCGCCGCGCCGTCTATATCCCTGCGATTCCCGCCAGACCTTTTGTAGAGCCGGCGTATAAGGCGGAGGAGCCGAGACTGATAGACGAAATAGCTAAGGTCATGAAGGAGGCGCGTTAAGGTGCTGATAAACCGTATCCCGATGTGTACCTTTCAGCGCGCGGTCTACGCGCTGCTGACGGCGTACCAGACGACGCCGGTCTATGACGACGTCGGCGATACCGAGACGGCGGATGTCGATTATCCCTGTGTGTCTTTCGGCGCCTACCGATGCGAGCCGAACGGAGCGAAGGATGTCGTTATCTTCGACGTCACGCTCGATCTCGAGATATGGTCGAATTATGAAGGCAAAAAAGAGATAAACGAAATAGCGGACGATTTGGCGGCGGTCTATACGTCCTATGGGCTGGATTTATCCGGCGACGGGTTTATCGCCGTCGCACAGGGCATCGAGTCGCTCGAGGCGTTTCCCGAGGAGGAGCACGGCTATCACGGGACGCTGACGGTCGCCGCAAAGATTCAGTATAGGGGGAGGTGACAGGGGATATGCCGGTGACATTGCCAGACAACCCGAATACGTCGAACGCGCAGGTCGGGAAGGATTTTCTGTTGAAAATAAATCTTGGCGACGCGTCCTATCCCACTTGGACGATCATCGGCGCGCAGCGCAGCACGGACTTGAACAGGACGGCTGACAGCATAGACGTATCGCATAAGACGTCGGGCAGCTGGAAGGGCTTCAAGGCGGGGCTTCGCGGCTGGAATATCGACTTGGGCGGGCTGGTGTTGCTGGGCGATACGGGGCTGGAAGCGCTTGAGGCGGCGTATGAGCAGGGTATAGAGATCAACGTCTGCTTCATGTATCCGGACGGCTCTATCCAGGAGGGATGGGGCTCTATCACGGAGCTTTCGATATCCACGCCGCACGACGGGGCCGCAGAGATTTCCGGCACCGTCGAGGGCAACGGGCAGCTCACGCCGCGCCGCGTAATAGCGGACGGCGGAGGCGCGCGCGTCTACGCTGGGGCGCAGGATGAAACTATAGACGGCGGCGTCGCGGATACAACGGACTACGACGCAGTCGTAGACGGCGGCACGGCCGCAGATTAGAAGGAGGAATAAGACATGCCGGTAATACTGCCGACCAACCCGAATACGTCGAACGCGCAGGTCGGGAAGGATTTTTTGCTAAAAATAAACACGGGGCAGGCGGTAAGCCCCACATGGACCACGGTCGGGGGGCAAAGGTCGGCCGATCTGAACCGCAACGCGGACAGTATAGACGTTTCGCACAAGACGTCGGGCAGCTGGAAGGGCTTCAAGGCGGGGCTGCGGGGCTGGTCGATAGACTTAGGCGGGCTGGTGCTGCTCACCGACGCGGGCGTCGAGGCGCTGGAAACCGCCTTCGTGCAGGGCAAGGAGGTCAACATAGCGCTCTTTTACCCGGACGGCACGAAGCAGACGGGGTGGGGCTCCATAACGGAGTTTTCCATCAGCAGCCCGCACGACGGAGCTGCCGAGATAAGCGGGACCATAGAAGGCAACGGCCCGTTGAGTGAAAGGGCGTAAAGAAGCGCCCCTCGGAAGGGGCGCTCTTTTATACGCCGAGGCGGGAACGCAACGTTTCTTGTAGGGCCTGCGAGAAGTTGATCTTGGCGTCCATCGCCATGCGGTTGAGCCATGCGGGAACCGTCACCGTGCGGTTGACGCTCCTGTTGTTGAGACGGTCGCGGACGACCGGCATCCAGACGTCGACGAGTATCGCCTTCTGATTTGGCTCCAGGGCGATATTGGATATTTCCGTTGCGTCCGGAATGGCGTCATTGTCCTCCTCCATTCCAAACAGATGGAGCCCCATGGCTTCGCGGGCGTTTTTAAGGGCCTCCTCCTGGGAATGCGCACAGGGAAGGCAGCCCGGAAGATCGGGGAACTCTATAGAAATGCCGTCATCCGCGAAATCCAGAATTGCGGGGAAAACATAAGTATCTTTTCTCATGCGGACCGCTCCTTTCTTGATAAGCGGGGCTATTTCAGCCCCGCCTGTTTCAGTATCGCGTGATAGGTCTTTTTAGGGACGTCCTTGACCGGGTGCGTTACAGTTACCTTTCCCGGCTTGGTCGGGTGAACGAATTGGTGATGATCTCCTTTAACGTTCTTTAAGACCCAACCGTCATCTTTCAAGCGCCTGATTATTTCCCGCGAGGAAAAACTTGCAATCCCTATCACCTCCACAACACATATTATACTATGTGTTGTGAAAAAGTCAAGCACATATTTTTATATTTGGAGGAAATCTTAAATGAAAAAATCCGTACCTTTCGAGATATTCGGAGCGAATCAGTTCATCTATTTCGACATTAGCCGCCTTATGCGGCTGGAACAGCTGTTGGGCAAGTCTATAACTCACATTGTCGCCACGCACGACATCACGATCGATTTTCTCGTCAAGTCCCTGATGGTCGGGCTTTCGCATCATAGCAGAGACAATGCCGCTCAGTGGACAAATAAGCTAAAGAAGTTTTTCGACGACGGCGGAAGCATCGAGGAACTCGCCGAGCCGATTCTTCTGGCGATTATCGGCTCGGGGATTTTCGGCAAAATCGAAGCGGATGACGACAAGGAGAAGGACGACGAAAAAAACGCATCGGAGACGGCGGGGCAGTCCGAATAGACAGCGTCGCCGACTGGGTGGCGTGGGCGGAACCCGTCGCCTACGGGAAGCTCGCGCTGAAGCCAAGGGAATTCGAGCGGTTGCAGCCGCATGAATATTATGCGTTGTGCGACGGGTATCGCTTTCGGGAAGAACGTGAAAAGGAAAAGCGCAAAGACGATATAGTCATACAGGCACATTTCACGGCGTACCTGATGAACTGTTTTTCTAAAAAGATAATATATCCTAAATATCTATACAAGCCGCTGCTCGACGCCATGAGCGGCGGGGAAAGGCGCAGTGCGCGGGACAGGAAACAGGATGAGGAGTATCTGCGCAAGATTTTCGATCTGCCGCCGGAAGGGGTGAAGAAAGATGGCTAAAGTAGCCGACCTGCTCGTCGTTATTTCCGGCGACAGCAAAGGACTCAGGAAAGAACTGGACGCGGCCAAGCGCAATATAAGAAGTGCGTTCGGTACCGAAAGCATGAGGCTGTCGGAAAAGGTCGCAAGCAAGTTTAAGTGGATCGCCGCCGGCGCTGCGGCCCTCGGTATCGCCTCCGTAAAGATGAACGCCGATATGGAGATGGTCACAAGGGCTTTTGAGGTGCTCACCGGCAGTGCGGACAAGGCGAAAGAGCATATCGCGCAGCTGGAAAAATTCGCCGCTACCACTCCCTTCGAGCTGCCGGGGCTGCTTGAAGCTTCGAAAAAGCTACAGGCTTACGGCTTCCAGACGGAAGCCGTGATACCCATCATGCGGACCGTCGGCGATGCGGCGATGGCCGTTGGGCTTGGACAGGAGGGCATCGACCGCATTACCCTCGCACTCGGGCAAATGAACGCGAAGGGAAAGGTCAGCGCCGAAGAGATGCGCCAGCTCGCCGAAACGGGGCTCCCCGCGTGGGACATGCTCGCCAAGGGCATCGGCGTATCCGTCCCAGAGGCTATGGAGAGGGCCAAAAAAGGCACGATAGATGCGAAAACAGGCATCACCGCACTGCTGACCGGGCTCGACTCTCGCTTCAACGGCATGATGGACAAGGTGGCGGGGGAGATCCCGCAATCCTTCAGCAATATGCAGGATTCCGTGAAGTCGATAATGCGCACGCTCGGCGCCTCTATCACCGAAACGTTCGATCTGAAAGCGAAGATGAAGGGCGCAGCCGATTGGCTGGGCGATTTTGCGGCGCTGGCTAAAAGCTCCGGTATCCGCGAAGCGCTGGAACAGATGGTGCCGGACAGCGTCAAGACCGCCATCGTCGGCATATCCGCCGCGGTCGTCGGAATAGCGGTGCCGGCCTTCGGTCTGCTGGCGATAAATGTTATCGCCGCGACATGGCCGCTGCTGGCGATCGGAGCCGCTTTCGGCGCGGCGGCTGCGCTGATCTACTCCAACTGGGAGAGCGTGGGGCCTTTCTGGACGAAGTTATGGGATACTATCGTCTCCGTGACCCAATGGGCGTGGGATAAGCTGTCAAGCATCTTCACGGCTATAAGCGACGCCTATCGTTGGCTCGACGTAAAATTTACTACATTCGTAAACAAGGCTATGTCCGCCGTCGGGCTGGATATTAAGATCGGCACCGACGTATCGGACGTAAAAAAAGAGAAGATAAAAGTCGATTCAAAACCTGTGGAAGAGGCCGAGAAGAAGGTTTGGAGCCTTAAGGAAGCCCTTGCTTCCATCGTCCCTACCGCAGGCGGCGTAGACAAAGAGGCGGAAAAAGCCGCCAAAAAAGCACAGAAGGCCGCCGAAGCAGCCGCCAAGAAGCAGCAGCGCGAATATGAGCGGCTCGTTGAAAAGGCGAAGGACACGTCCGACCGCATCGAAGACGAGTGGATAGAGATGACGGGCACGAAGATGGACGTGCTCGACAAATGGTACGCCGACGAAATAGCCACGCTCGGTGAAACGAAGGCGGTGAACGAGAACTATCAGCGCGACCTGACGCGGCTGGAAGAGACCTACGCGGAGAAGCGCCGGAAGATACTGCACGACGAAGCCAAAGAGCGCCAGCGGACGATGGAGGAGATAGTGCGCGGCTATTCCGACATCAGGGGCGAGCTCGCGAAAGGCTCGCTCGAAGGCGCCGGCCTCGACCTCTACGAGATGAGGAAGGAGGCGGAAGACTCCTATCGCGGCGTCAGCGACTTCTTCGCGAAGATCACCGCCGACTACGCCGACGGCACGGAACAGCAGAAGCAGAACATCAGAGACGCGCTGAAAAAGGCCGGCGTCGAATTCGTACAGACGGAAAAAGACACGCTCGACTTCACCGCCGAGCTGAACGCGGTGCACGTGGAAAAGGAAAAACATCTCTACGACGACTTCGTCCGGTACTATAACAAGTGCAAGGACATACAGGCGAACATCGACAGGGCGTATAACAACAACAGCTTCGCGCAGCTCAAGGCGGCGCTGAGCAGGGAGAACGCGCTGCGGCTCTCGGCCTTCGAAGCCCAGCGCAAGGCCATGGAGCTGTATCAGGACAGCTGGACAAAGGCGAACGTCTCCGGAGCCGAGCAGGCGATAGACGTGCTGGACGGAACGCGCGACTCCTTCAAGACCTTCTTCTCGGACGTGCTCACCGGCGCGAAAGATTTCGGCGAAGCCTTCGGCGACTTCTTCAAATCGCTCTGGGCGGACATCGTCGACTCCTTCGCCGAAAAGTGGAGCAACCAGATAGTCAACAACCTGCTGGGAAATATGTTGGGGCAGGAGGGCGGGCTGCTGGGTAACCTTTTCGGATTTGACTCTAGTCAAATTCAACAGCAAATCGCTCAGGAGACGGCGTTGTCCTCATTAAAAATCGCCAACATTTCGGCAGAAACAGCCGCGTTCACAGCCGGAGAGGCAACGAAGTCGGCCGCAACTATTGCGGGAAATGAAGCAATTGCCGCGGCCGCTGCGGCTTCTCTTGCAGCGCAGACAGTAGCGTCATCTGCGGCCGCTGCCGCAATCGCTTCTGCGTGGGCTCCGGCCGCAGCCGCCGTTTCTCTCGCTTCTTTTGGAAAGAACGCCGCCCCGGCGATGGCTGGGATAACGGCGACTCATGCCCTGTCTCAAACTCTTGCTAAGGGCGGAGGCGGCGCAATAGGCAATAGCGTGAAAGGTACCGCTGCTTTCGCCGCCGGCGGCTACATCTCCGGCCCCGGCTCCGGTACATCCGACTCCATACCGGCGATGCTCTCCAACGGCGAATACGTCGTCCGTGCGTCGGCGGTGGAGCGGCTGGGCGTGCCCTTCCTGGACAGGCTCAACTACGGTGCGGCTCCCGGCTTCGCCTCCGGCGGCTACGTGTCGCTTGCGGACGCTTCCATCACCGTGCCGGAGTTCCGGGCGGAGCCTGAGCGGATCGATCTGGCGGCGCTGTCCGTCCCCGCGAAGCTGCTCAAGGCGCTCGTCGCCGGGCATACCGGCGAGCGGCGGGACGAAGCGGCCGAAATGGAAGTGAACATATACGGCGACATCAATAACAGCGCCGACGAAAAGCGGCTGCTGAACAAGATGAACGCCAAGATGCGCGCGGCGCTGATGGGGGGATACTGATGGAATACCTCAAGCTGGTGAAAGACGCCGACGAATGGACGCTCCCTCCCAACTCCTGGATAGGCTCCATGCCCGCCTCGGCTCGGTCGGATACGCAGGCGCGGGCCTTTCAACACGGCTCGGTCAAGACCGGCAGCGGCAAGGTCGCCGAGCGCGTCCTGCCGCTTTCGATACTCGTTTCAGCCGCCACGCAGGTGGAATATTTAGCTAAGGCGGACGAAATCAAGCGGCGGCTGTACCGCGAAAACCAGCGGCTCTACATCGCCCCCGACCGCTACATCAACCTGGCGGTATTGGACAGCCTCGAAGAGAAATTCGACAAGGGCTTCCTGCTGCGGCAGGCGGTGCTCACGGCGGAGTACAAATGCACAGATCCCTTTTGGCACGCGCCCCCAACGACGACGACCGTCTCCGCTACCGGCGCGCCGCGCGTCTTCACGCTCTCGAACGGAGGCAACGTCGATACGGCGCCGGTGATAACGGTCACGGCCCCGGTCTCCGGTGCCGTGCCGGACGTGCGCATATCCAACGCGGCCAACGGGCGCGAGTCCGTCTTCCGCGACCCGCGGCTGGCGAACGGCGCCTCGGTGGTGATAGACGGCGCCGCTGGGACCGTCACGCTGGCCGGCGGGAACGCCGTCAACGCCTTCTACGGCGCCTTCCCTCGGCTCGAGCCGGGGAACAACCTGCTGACCTACACCGGCGCGCGCTGCACGATACAGATCGCCTACGAGCGGAGGTGGCTGTGATGTCCTTCATATACGGCCGCCCCGACCGCTACGGGCGGCGGATATACGCGGGGAAAAGCTACGTCGGCGCGAAAAACGCCGTCGTACTGCCGGAGATAGAGGGGCACGTCGTGGTCGACTTCTACAACGAACAGGGCGTTAAAACGTACTCGCTCACCTCCGACATGAAAGAGAGCCCGCTGCTCAAGCTGGAATTCGAGAACAACGAAAACGGCTGCGCGGGCTTTACGCTTGAACTGGCGCGGGGGCACGGCATAGACATAACGCTCGGGCAGAGGGTAGACGTCCGCCTGCTTGGCGGCGCCGCCCCCTGGTACAGCGGATACGTCCAGACCATGCCGATGCGCGCTCTGGATACGGAAAAGGTGCAGACCTACGCGGGATACGGCTACTTCGCGCGCCTTGGACACATCATCGTCGACAAAATATATGAAGATACGGAAATCGCGAAAATCGCCGAGGACGTGATCCGGCGGTATGTAGAAGGCAACGGCGCGACATACAACGGCTCCAAGCTCTACTTCACCGGATATGCGGCGACGAAAGTCAACTTCGCGCACGCGACGGCCAAAGACGCGCTGCAGCAGCTGTCTGAGTTCGCCGTCAACTACGTCTGGGGAGTGGACGAATATCGCGAAGTCTTCTTCAGGCCCCGCCGCGACGAAGTGAACGACTACATGCGCCTCTGGGTGGGCGAGCATGTCGAAAGCGTCGAGACGGAAGAGGACATAGAGAGCGTGGAAAACGAAATCCACGTAGAGGGCAACGTCGAAACGACGGACGAAGAGGGGAACATAACCACGACCAAAAGGATATTGGCCGTCTGCCGGGACAACGCGAGCATAAGGCGGTACGGGCTGCGCGCCGCGGTAAAGACGCTCCCCTCGGCGCTCAAGGCGGAAGACGCCAGACAGTGGGGCGAAAGCGAACTTGCACAGAGCAAAGACCCTGGGCGCAGCGTGTCGCTCGGCGGCATCCGCCCCGAGATAATAAGGCGGCGGATAACGCCGGACGGGCTCGCGAGCATCACGAGCGAAGACGGGGCGGATGTGGAAGTCTTCCCGATCTCCTCGGTCAAATACATCTGCTCCAAGTCCGGCATCTCCATGGAGATAGGGCTGGGCGAATACAAGGCCGGATTCGAACAGTCCATCTTGAAAATGAAGCGCGACATCATCAACGCCGAACTGCTCTCGCGGGCAGGCGAAACAGGCGGATAAGGAGGTCGATACAGTGGGCGCGATAAACTACAGGCTCAACCCGTTCACCGGTGCGATGAACGCGGTGTTGATAAGCAACGAAGAACACATAATCCCGTCCGTCTCGCCGTACTGGGTGCGGCTGAACGAAGTGCCGCTGAAGGAGTCGCCTTCGTCGATGAAGGTATACCTTTTCACCGGCAACGCGTTCGTGCAGATGAGCGAAGTCGCGGCGCAGCCCGCCAGCGGCCAGTTCTGGCCGGACTATTCCGCGGCGCCGGGCGGAGATACGGAATGGAACACCGGCTTGCTGCTCTTTTCCTCCGCGCAGGCCGGCATGAAGATCCGCGTCAACTACAAAGGCACGGGAATGCCGGTCGCCGCGGAGAGCGAGGAAAAAATACACGGGACAGAGCGCTTCGATACGCCGGGGAATTACGTATGGAACTGCCCGCACGGCGTCACGAAGGTATACGTCACGGCCGTTGGAGGCGGGGGCATCAGCGGGAACTCCTATCCGGACGGCGGTCCGGGCGGACGTGGCGGCAACGGATATTCCTACCTTAAAGCGCCGGTCGCCGTAGCCCCGGACACGTCATACGCCATACACGTCGGCGCCGCGGCGTATCGAAACATGAGCGGAGGCGGCGGGATAGTCGACGCGGAAGACACGACGTTCGGCTCCCTGCTCACGGCGGTGCACGGGGAGAACGGCGGCAACGCGACCGGCGGCGGCCCCGGAACAGACGGCGCCGGCGGCTGGAACATCCTCCAGTACGGCGTGGGGCAAAGCCAGCCCTACAGCGCCGCTGCGACCGGCGGGCTGCTGATAATCGAGTGGTAGCCATGGCAATCACATTCCCGGTAAAAACGGACGGTCGAATAGCGGCGAAGGGCGCCGACTACCTGATCTACGTGCGGCAGGACATATATTCCCTGTGGCTGCCGCTGGGCGGGCAGCGCGACGGCGGGCTGGAAATGGAGCGCGAAACGATAGATATGTCCGAGAGCCGCTCCGACGGCTGGGGATATTCCCGTTCCGGTTTGTCCTCGTGGAGCATAGACCTTGACTCGCTGATCATCGTGAACGACGCCGCGGCGGCGCTCTTGAGGCAGCTCTACATGGCGCGGGCCCCCGTCCTCGTGCAGATACGTTACTCCGGCGGCGCATACTGCACGGGTACGGGCGAAATAACCGACCTTTCGGAAGACTATCCCCACGACGACGCGGCGGGGATAAACGGGACGATAGAGGGCGTAGGCCCTCTTACTTTTCTTTAGGAGGTAAAAGATATGAGCGACTATAAAACGATAAAACTGCGGAGCGACACGCTGTCTGCGTGGGCGGCGAGAAACCCCGTGCTCAGGGATCGCGAGCTGGCATACGCCGTGGGCGCGCAGGGCATGATCCGCTTCAAGCGCGGGGACGGCGTGACTGCGTGGAACTCCCTGCCGTGGGTGACGAACGTCGCGGCGGAGAATCCGGAATATACGAACTATTTACACAACTGGTATTGGGTGAACCCGGTCAACCAGCGCGGCTTGTTCACTTATACCGGCGCCGGTCCGACTATCGACCGCTGGAAAGCAAGCGCGAATATGCAGGTGCAAAAAATCTCCAGCGGGGTAAGGCTGACCACGGTAGGCGGATCAGGATATCTGTCGCAGGTAATAGAACAGCCATATAGAATTACGGCGCGGCGTATGACGGTTTCAGCGGATGTCATATCCGCGGCGACGGACAGGTTTGATATATACTTCGCATACGGCAGCAATTTTGCGCAAGTTTCGGCAGGCGTATTCATCAACGAAGGCGATACAGGCATAAAAAGCTTCTCGCTGGTCGTGCCGGGATATAGCGACACCGGGGAAAATCTGGCGCTATGCTTCCGCGCCGCAAACGCGGGGGCCTCTGTTGGCATCAGAACCATAAAAATGGAAGTCGGCAACCGGAGCACCCTTCTTGCCGACAGCATTGCGGAAACGTCCGAGCAGGAGAATATCTGTCGCCGCTTCCTGATTCCACTCGCAGAGAACAGCCGCTATCGCATGTCGTCCTATGGCTTGAACACCATGGATTTCCTGATCCCCATCACAAACAACATGCGCGCGATTCCGACGATAGAGGATACGAGCCTTTTATCTATCCGCAGTCTAAGCGCCGCACCAATCAGCAATATCACAATATCGAACATATCTGTGCTACGCAAAGACCCCGCAATTCTTGTACGCGTGACGACGGAAGGGAATCATGGGCTGACGGACGGGATACTCTATATCAGCGGAAAAACATATCTAAACGCTGAGTTGTCTATGTAGGAGGTATGACTATGGTATCCGTATACGTAAAAACCGACGACGAACGCAACATAACGATGGTAAATTCCGACGCCTTCCTCGGCGATCCTGTACCGGAGGGCTGGATAAAGGTGGACGAAGGCACGGGCGACGCCTACTTCCTGGCGCAGAACAACTATCTGCCGCAGCCGCTCGTGACCGACTACGGCAAATACCGCTGGCGGCTCGACGGCTCCGGGCAGATAGTGGAAAACGACCTGACCCCGACGCTCGACGAACTGAAAGCCGCCAAGCGCGCGGAGATTGCGGCGGCACGCTACGCGGCTGAAATCGCGGGCATCGCGCTCAACGGCGCTCTGATACGCACTGACCGCGAAAGCCAGGCGCTCATCACAGGAGCGGCACTTGCGGCGTCACAGAGCGAGGACGAAACCTACAGCGTGACATGGAAAGCGAAGAGCGGCTTTGTGACGCTTTCAGCCGCGCAGGTCATAGCGGTCGCACAGGCGGTGCGTCAGCACGTGCAGAGCAGCTTCGACAGAGAGGCGGAGCTGCAAACGGCGATAGAGGCGGCGGAAACGGAAGAGGAACTCAACGGCATCACGTGGGAGCCCCCCGCGGGCGATACGGGCGGCGAATAGGCTGTGGACGTGAAGTTCATACTGGTCTGGGCCGGCGCGATAGCCGGCTCATGTCTTTTCTGGGGCTGGGCTCTGTTCCGGCTGATGATGTAGGAGGGAAGCAAATGAACGACGAAACGCTCGAAGTGACGTTGTCCCAGCTGTCGACGCAGCTGGAGAGATTCGAGGAGAAGAATACAGCCTCGCACAAGGAGCTGTTCACCCGGCTTTCCGAAATCGAGAAAACGCAGGCGCGGCTTGACGTCGTCACAGGCGGAGCCCTCTTCGTCGGAGGGCTCATCACGGGGATAATTCTCCCCAAACTATTCTAAAAAGGAGATATAAGGAAATGGACAAAATCAAGGAACTGCTTGTCCAGTCCGCGGCGGGCGCCATAGCCTCGCTGAAAGTATGGGTGCTGCAACTGGTAATCGAAGCGGAAGGCGCCATCCCGGGCGGTACGGGCATGGAAAAGCGCGCCTACGTGGTGAAGAAGTTGGACGACATGGTGAAGCTTCCGTGGTATCTGGAACCCTTCGACGGGCCGGCCTTCGGGCTGCTGGTGGATATGGCCTGCGACAAGATGAACCTGCTCGTAGGGCACAAATGGGAATCGGCTGAACTAACGCCCGAGCAGACGCGGAAAATAGCTGCCGTGATAGACGTGCCGGCGTCGGCCGCGGCAAAAGCCGTCGGCGAAGTAAAGGGCGTAAACGAGCGCATAGAAGCGCTATACAAGCAGTACGGCATAAAATGAGCTGGGACAGGGCGATAGCCTTCACCCTCCGCTGGGAGGGCGGCTACGTGAACAACCCGGCGGACAAAGGCGGCCCTACGAACAGGGGGATAACGCAGGGGACGCTCGCCGCCGCCTACGCCTCCGGCATAGTCAAGCATAATAACATCAAAGCGCTGACCAAATACGAGGCTATGAACATCTACCGCGCCCGCTTCTGGGACCCCTACGACTGGGGGCGCTACGGCGAGCCGGTGGACATGATAATGTTCGACATGGCGGTGAACCACGGCATGGACAACGCGGCGCGTATAGCGCAGCGCGCCTGCGCTTCGCTGGGGGCGTTCATCGTAATAGATGGAAAGTGGGGCCCCAAGACGCGCGAAACGCTCTATACGCTCGCATGGAAAAACGGCCTTGCACTTTCGAAAATGCTGCTTGTCAAGCGCCTGAACTTCTACGACGCTATCATAGCGGCGCGCCCTAACCAGGAGCGCTTCCGCGGCGGCTGGCGCAACAGGACCTTCGCGTTGGCCAAGGCTTGCGGGGTGCGGGTGTAGCGATAGATACGATTGCTGGCGGGCTCCTTCGGGGGCCCGCTTTTTGTTTATAGGAGGGAAAAAGGCGAAAATGTTATTTTATGAGAATCAACATGGGCGGCTTTATCACGGCAACTGCCTTGAGCTCATGAAAGATATTCCAGACGGCAGCGTAGACATGGTGCTCTGCGATTTGCCATACGGTCTCACAAATTGTGAGTGGGATACGAAGGTCCCGCTTGAACCGCTATGGGAAGAATATAAGAGAACTTGTAAAAAGAACGCGGCGATCCTACTGTTCGGAGTGCAGAGCTTTGCCATCGACTTGATCATTTCCAATCGAAAAGATTTTAGATATAAGATAATTTGGGTAAAAAGTCAAAAAATGGGGTTTTTGGACGCAAAAAGAAAACCATTAAAACAGCACGAAGAAATATTGGTCTTCTATAAAAAATCACCAACATACAACCCGCAAATGAGCAAGATCGACGACCATCGGGACCGCGTACAAAGAAACCATTCTAATTATTGTGAACACTATAATGTGAAAACGACAACCGCAGCCCCTCGGAATGGCTTGCGTTATCCGACCGATATAATACATTTCTCAAACTGGAACGGCATAATATTTGGCAACAAAAACACAAAAGAGAACAAAATAAACAGGGGAAACTGCCACCCCACGCAGAAGCCCGTCCCGCTGCTGGAATACCTGATACGTACCTACAGCAATGAGGGCGAGACCGTACTCGACAACTGCATCGGTTCTGGCAGCACGGTGGTTGCGGCGGAAAACACAGGGCGCAGGTGGATAGGAATAGAAAAAGAAGAGCGGTTTTGTAAAATCGCAACGGAGCGTATCCAGGAAGCCGCCGCACAAACGCGGCTATTGTGAAAGGGCGGTGTCTAAAATGTGAAATAATAATTAAGGTTATAACATCTCTCCATGTGTGCAGTGCAGGGCGGGGCTCGCAGTCCCCGCCCTATATTTTCCCCGAAAAAATCTCATATTTTTTTGCAAAAACACTTGACAAATACCACAATGGATATATAATATAGATGTAAACAAGAAGGGCGGACGCCCCAACAAAGAGGAGGAAACGAAAATGGCGACAAAATATTGGAGACTGGGAGAAGGCTTCTATTGGGAAATGAACGGAGAAAGGACTTCTTCTGTATTCCTATACATCGGGAACGATAGGAAGTTCTGGTATCAAATCTATTTCAACACCTTCGTTGAAATAAAGGAAGTCTTTGATGCGGAAACAGGCGCGCTGGCAGACAGGAATCGTCTCTTTAACGATGCTTGCGCCGACAATGCCAAATTCAGCAGTCACTTCTATGAGGAAGAGTGGAATGGAGAAGGCAAACTCATCTGGCAGTGGGAAGCCCAGGGACACGGCGGTCAGATGGTCCCAGTGCTACTGGTCAACTGAAACGTTGCGGGAAAGACGAAGTATTCGAGCCAGTAGTATCCTACTGGCTCGATGAAGAAAAAGGCGAGTGGTTCCTGGCAGGCAGAGAGCCGGGGGGCTGGGACGGATATGAGGTGTAGAGGTCGAAACGGGGGCAACCCCGTCCACGGGTAGGGCCCGTGCTGATGAGACCAAAAAATAAGTAAAAAGGAGGAAAACAAAATGAAAATAACAATCACAAACGAAGACTGGACACTACACGAGGCGGCCATCGCCTCGGCGTTGAACATCGCGCGAACGGAACGCGAGAAGGAATGGATCACGAAATGGGACGCGCTCGTGAAAGAGAAAAAGTCGCCGATTATCCGCCTGGGGTCAGGCGATGCGCATCGTTGCGGGCTGTTGAACAAAGTGGCGGTGGTGCACTGGGCGCAGCTCAGGCTGAATATATGGAAAAACGAGATATACGAGGAGCAGATGGAAGATCTCCCCCGTAACATGGAACCAGATGCCCGCGAAGCGCTCGCCCGTTCGTGGCACTGGATTTTTTGCGGGTTATATTACGATTGCGTCGAGCCTCGTACTGGTGTGACGCAGATTGTGACCCCCGAAGAACTGGAGAAGCCGGTTGATTTCTCCCCGCTCTTCTGCGAAGATGACTATGTTCTATAAAGGCTTTTGCGGCGGGGCGTTGGCGCACCTCCCGCCTCTCTTTCCTCTATTAGGAGGGGGGTACGAGTGAAAGCCGCTATATACGCAAGGAAAAGCATCGGGGAGGGGGACGGCTCCCGCTCCACCATCGAAACACAAAAAGAGGCGATACGCCGTTTCTGCGGCGCGCATAAAATAGAAATCGTGCGCGAATACGAAGACGACGGCGTGCGCGGCTGGGAGACCGACCGCCCTGGGCTGAACGCCATGCTGGCGGACATGAAGAGAAAAGATTGCCCGTTCCAGCTTGTTGTCGTTTTCGAATGGGACCGTCTATTTCGAAAATACGCCGAGGCGGAAAAAGTCATCGACGAAATCGAGTCCTGCGGGCTGCTCACCGCCTCGGCCGAGGGCGGCATCGTCTCCAACAGAAACGAAAAATTAGGACAGAAGGCGGCCCTCTTCGTCGCGGAGATAGAAAACCTCGTGCGCGGCGAACACGTGCTGTCCGGACAGCGGCATTGGGCGGGGCTCGGCTATGTCGTCGGCGCGCGGGCTCCATACGGATATAAACGGTGTATAGTGGAGGACGACCGAAAGCGTATCCGCTTCCGATACGAAATAGATGAGGAAGAGGCGAAAATCGTCCGCAAAATATATGCCCTACGGGCACAAGGGAAAACGACGTCGGAGATAGCGCAATCGCTGAACCAGAAAGACATCCCGTCGCCGGAGGGCAAAAAGTGGCACCGCGGCACGGTACACAAAATCCTGTATTCCACGTCGCACAGGGAAAAATACCTTGGGAACATGGTATTCAACATGACGAAAAATTATAAGAAACAAAAAAAGTCCGTCCCTAAAGCGGCGTCAGAATGGTCCTTCTGCGCAGGAGCGCATCCTGCGATACTAACAAAGCAAACTATAGAGAAAATAGAAAGGAGAAAGGGAAAATGAAAGACGCAGAAGCTATTTTTGAGAAATTAGTCTTTAAAGCAAAGGAGGAAGGGCGGAAGCCTATGCTGACACTCTCCTACTCGCCGCTTGACGAGATGGAATATAATAAACGAGTGAAAGAAGCGCTTCCCTATGAACGCCTTCAAAATGATTACCGATATGTCAAGATCAATGGAAATATTATAGCCAAAGATTGTGGTGATGGACGCTTTATGACCGATGAAGGCGAGCGTTATGAGCGCCTTGTTCTCTTAGAAATTGATGATTATAAAAAGGTTATTGAAGAATCTTGCGATTTTGGAATGGTCAAGACATGTTGACAAAAACTCCGAGAGAAGGGGAAAAATGACAATACATGCTGAAGAATACATGAGCGTAGCTGCCGCGGCGCACGCGATAGGGGTTTCGCGATATCACATTTCGTTCCTCTGCGCCAAAGGCGAAATTCCCGGAGTGCAGCGCGTCGGACGCGCCTACCTCGTGCCGCGCGAGTGGGTGGCGGAGCGTGTGTTGGCTCGAGTCGGCAGCGTCACGCAGTCCGATGCGGCCCGGCGCCTGGGCGTCTCGCGGCAGTATATCCAGCAGCTCGCCCATTCCGGCAAACTGCAGATTACCGACGGCGGGCGCGTCGTGCTGGACTCGCTTGCGCGCCTGATAGAGGAGCGCAGAAAATGAACGAACTCGTATCTCTCATCGAAGCCGCCGAGATCACGGGGCTCTCGCGCGTGTGGCTGTATAATTTATATCGTCGGGGACGTATCCCCGGGGCCGGCAAAGTCGGCTCCGTAGTCGCCGTTCCGCGCGAATGGGCCGAAGCGGAACGCCGGCGCCGCGCGGAAAGCGTCACTATCGCCGAAGCGGCGAGGCTCGCCGGCGTGCCCGTCTCATCGATCCACGCTGCAATCCACCACGGCACCTTGACACAGGACGGCGCGCGAATCACGCGGGAAAGTTTGAAAAACTATATCGCAGGACATAAAAATAATAATAAAAACTCTCATAATTTTGGGAAAAACGCTTGACAAATGCCACAACGGGTATATAATATAGATGTAAACAAGAAGGGCGGACGCCCCAACAAAGAGAGGAAGAAAAAAATGGCAAAAGAATACATCACCTTTTCTTGCGGACATGACGGTTGCGTTACGGTATTCGGACGCTCGCGTGACCGTGAGAGAAAATTAGATTACTTCCGCGAACAAGGCATATGCCCTGCCTGCTGGGAGAAGAAGCGTCAGGAAGAACGTGCAAAAGCTGCGGCGGAAGCCGAAGAGCACGCGGAAAAAGAGGGGCTCCCAGCGCTTGAAGGGAGCGAAAAACAGATAGCGTGGGCGATGACAATCCGCGACGATTTTTATAAGTTCGCAAACGACCAGCTACCGCAACTCATAGAAGAAATGAAAGTAACTCCGGAGGTGTCTCGCGCCATAGACGCGTGGGTGGAAGGTACATTGTCCGTTACTTCCGCGAAGGAATGGATAGACGGACGGGACTATACAAGCTCACGGTATTTAGACGCGCGCGGAGTGAGCGAGATATTGTTCCGGTTGGGAGATTATTGTTGCGACGCATACGGAGCCGGCTGCGACAAAGAAGAGGAGGCCTGCGCGCATATATTGCCTTCTCTTTCCAAAAATGAAACGCTTCAGCTTATGAAGCAGCTGCTTCATGGGAAACGCCCAAAAGCAGTAAAAATCGAAACCGACAGAGAAAAAGAAGAAAAAGCAGAAAACGACGTGCTCTGCATGCTTGCTCCGGAAACCGCGCGGAATAACGTCCCCGCAAAAATAATGGTCGAAGAAGATAACGGCGCTTCGCGCCTGTCGGTGAAAACACCGGAAAGAAACGGATCTGTGATAAACACGCTGCGACTGCTCCGCCTGGAATTCTCTGGCGGCGTGTGGATGCGCAAATACGCACCGGGTTTCGACCGCCTTGACGACCGTGTATGCGAGATCGCAGCCTCTCTGTTTAAAGCGGGATATATCGTTATCCTGCCGCGCCAGGAGTTGATCCAGCGCGTGATCGACGGTGATTATAAGCTGTACAACCCGCGCCGCATCAGCGCGAGCGACGGTAAATTCCACATCTCGTGGAGCCGCAGCGGCGATTATTACGACAATGCAAAGCGCATCCCCGGCGCGAAGTGGATAAGCTCCGCCGGCGCAATCGCCGTAGCCAAAGAGAACTACGAATATATCCTCGACTTCGCCGAGAGATACGGATTTGAAATATTGCAGCCTGCGCTTGATCTTGTCGAAGAGGCAAAGAAAAACAGGCTCGGTGTTACAGTCGAAAAAATCGCGGAACCCGAGCTGAAAGCATCTGGGAAAAAACGCCCCGACTTGAAACCTGAGCAGAGCGGCATCGACGAGTCGCTGCTGGACAGCGACGAAAAACAATGAGAGAGTTTATGGCCTCTACCGCACTGTTGCCGCATCAGCAGGCGGCGGTCGATAAGGTCCTTCCGGTGCGTGTCTCCGGTCTATTTATGGATATGGGGACCGGCAAGACGCGCACCACAATAGAGTTAGCCCGTCTGCGCGCCGCGAAGATCGATCACGTCATCTGGTTTTGCCCCGTCTCTCTGAAAGAGACGGTCCGCCGCGAGATACTGAAACATACCGACTGTACCGCTGCGGAGATATGCGTATTCGACAGCAAAACCAGCAGCGCTAACGTCCCGCGGAATGCCATGTGGTATATCGTCGGCGTAGAGAGCCTCTCCAGCTCCACGCGCGTCGTGTTGGCGGCTTCGGCGGTAATAACGGAGAGATCGTTCGTCGTCATGGACGAATCGAGCTACATAAAAGGGCATCTCGCCACTCGGACGAAGCGCGCAACGGTGTTGGCTGAGAAGGCGCGCTACCGTTCTATCCTGACAGGCACCCCCCTTTCACAGGGGATCGTGGACTTATTTTCTCAGATGTATTTTCTTTCGCCGAAAATACTCGGCTACAGAAGCTTCCTATCGTTCGAGGCCAACCACCTCGAATACCATCCACAACATCCGGGGCTGGTGGTACGCTCACACAACGTGCCGTACCTTGTGGAAAAGATAAAGCCTTACGTCTACCAATGTACTAAAGATGAGTGCTTATCTATTCCGCATAAGATTTTCAAAACAGTTTGGTGTGCTCTTTCCGACGGGCAGGAAGCGGCATACTCCGAGGCGAAAGGTAGGTTCTTCCACGACCTCGAAGACTTGCAGAACCGCTATTTCGATATCAAGAAAAACGACTTGCCGGAATCGTTCTTCGTCCGCGCGTCGCTGCTGATGTTTCGGCTCTTCTCACAGTTGCAGACTATCGTCTGCGGCTTCCAGAATATCCGTGACGAATCAGGTGCTGCGGTCATGCACGAATACGAAAATGAGCGGATTTCGCTCCTGTTGGACATAGTCGCCGGCATTCCTGAGAAAGATAAAATTATCATCTGGGCGAAGTATCAGCACTCTATTGCGGAGATCGCGGCAGCACTGGCGGAGAAGTACGGCGTCGATGCGGTCGCCGAATTCCACGGTAAGCTGTCGTCCGAACAGCGAGACGAGAAACTTAACCTCTTCCAAAACGGTGCGCGCTTCCTGATTGCCACGCAGAGCGCGGGCGGCCACGGGCTCAATCTCCAATTTTGCCACTGGCAGATATTCTACGCGAACGGCTTCAAGTATTCTGAGCGCCTGCAGGCTGAAGACCGCTGCCATCGCCACGGACAGACGCGCAAAGTAACATATATCGATATTTTCGCGTCCGACACTATAGACGAAAAAATACAAAATTCTCTTGAGAAAAAAGGCAATCTCCTTGCATCTTTCCGCCAAGAAGTAAATAGGATAAAGGACGATAAGAAGATTACCTATAAAGATAAATATGAAAAGCTGAAAGACATGGTGAAGGGGTGGTAAAGTGTACAAGCTCTACCTGAATGAGAATGTTCTTGAAGCGGCGCAGCGCCGGATCAGAACTATATACGACCAATTCCCGCGCGTCTGCGTCAGCTTCAGCGGCGGCAAGGACTCCTCCGTGCTGCTCTATCTGACAATCGAAGAAGCTGAACGACGCGGCCGCCTGCCGGTCGAGGTGCTTTTCATCGACTGGGAAGCCCAGTATGAAGCGACGATAAAATATATCGACGAGGTGCTGGGTGACGATACAAAGACAAAGACATATTGGATATGTCTGCCTCTGTCGACCGACAACGGCTGCTCGATGCACGACCCAATGTGGACGTCGTGGGACCCCCAAAAAAAAGATGTATGGGTGCGCCCATTCCCTAACCGCCAGGATGTAATAAAAGATTACGACGCGCTGCCGTTTTACCGCTTCGGCATGTTTTTTGAAGAGTTCGTCCCTAAATTTCAGGAGTGGCTTGCCGGCGACGACAAACTCGCCTGCCTGATCGGGCTGCGGGCCGACGAATCGCTGAACCGCTTCCGCGCCGTAACCAAAAAGCGCCCGACACGTTATAACGGGCTCTCATGGACGAAGGAGATGGGAGGAAACACGGTCGCCTGCTATCCTATCTACGATTGGGGAGTGCAGGACATATGGGGATATATTGGCAAAAACAAATTGCCATACAATCAGATATATGACCGCATGTACTGGCTTGGGCAATCAATATACGATATGCGCATCAATGAACCTTACGGCCCCGAGTGCCGCCGTGGACTGGACAAGTACCACCCGCTGGAACCGGCGACATGGAACAGGCTTGTGGCGCGCGTCGGCGGCGCCAACTTCGGCAAACTCTCATCGATGACAAGCTTGTTTGCGCGCGGGAATAAAATCATGCGTCCTGAATCGTTCAAGACGTGGAAAGAATACGCGCTCTTCCTGCTGAACACATATCCGCCCGAAGCCAGGGCTCATTATATCCGCAGAATCAAAGTCTTGATCAAATGGTGGCAGGATCATCGCCGCGACGAGCTCGACGCGGCGGGAGTACCGGCCGGCGATATATACGACGACCATAGCCACCCGCGTAAAGAGACATGGCGTACTATCTGCCGCGTGTTGCTTGAGAATGATTTTTTCTGCACAAAACTCTGCTTCGGCGTGAATAAGAACGAGTTCGAAAAATTCGAGCGTCTAAAAATAAAATACGAGAATCTGTAGGAGGAAATAGAAATGCCGAAAAAGAAAATAAGGTACCACCTGATGTCAACGCAGGACGGAGAGAGGGAATTCTACGGAGTGATGGGAAAGTTCTTCGCATCCGCCGACATCCGCCGAGCCCTTGACGGATACCCTCTCAACAACGACGATTCGCGGATGTGGATCGTCGCTTTTGACGGAGAAAAACCGGTCGGTTTCGGCTCGTTCGGGGTGTTGAAAAACAATGAAGGACAGCTCTATGACGCGTGGGTTGCGCCGGAGTATCGTCGGCAGGGTATACATAAGAGCCTGCTGGCGATGCGGCTTGACTGGTTCGCCGAGCACGGGGTCGTGACCGTGCACGTCATAGCATACCCATCTACGAGGGAGCGGTTTTTGCAGATGGGTTTTAAAATCGACAGAATGCGCGGGAAATATGCCTACATGTCCGGCGCAACAGGGGATGTGGAAGAATGAGCGGTCTTTTCGACGCCCTCAAGGACGATATTCTGAAGAGAGCAGACGAACTTATCCAGGAGATCGGTGCTTTCCCGGAGGAGGAATCCATAGGGCTTTTGAACGAGATTCGGAAGCGGATGCACGAGGCGGGCCCTTTCCGTGATGAGCCGGTAGATTGTGTATTATGGGTGAAGTCCAACGAAGTCGCAGCGAACGACTACAATCCGAACGCCGTAGCGCCGCCTGAAATGAAGTTGCTGGCGATCTCAATAGAGGAAGACGGATATACGCAGCCGGTCGTAACGTTCCCAGAAAAGACCGAGGTCTCTAATTATACCGTCGTCGATGGATACCACCGGACTCGCGTCTGTAAGGAGGTTGCGTCCGTGCGAAAACGTGTTAAAGGGTATCTGCCTATCACACTCATCCGCGGCGCCCAATCCGACATCAAGGACCGTATAGCTTCTACGATCCGCCACAACAGGGCTCGCGGTGTACACGGCGTCGATCCGATGATAGACGTCGTCCGCCGCCTGCTGCAGGAGGGGTGGTCCGACGGCGAGATCGCCGAAAAGCTCGGCATGGATGCCGATGAAGTCCTGCGCTTTAAGCAGCACGTTGGACTGCCGGAGTTGTTCAAAGATATCGATTTTTCCCGCGCATGGGAAACGATATTGCAGGAAGACTCCGAAGAATGA